GCCCCCCTTCCAGACTTCCGTTTACACTTTCGTAAAAAGTGCAGAAGACTGATTTGAATTTTAATTGCTAAGTATCGCCTAGCCAGCGACTATTATTGATAGAAGTTAATAGTAATTTAGAATTTATATCGGAGCACCGGGGTAGTGTTTTTCAACATTACCCCTTGGGAGCGCGTTTGCGCTCCCCCCTTGAATCGTGTGTCGGTTCACAACCTTTGTGATGATTATAATTATGAGTAAACCTAATTATGATGTAGAGTTCGGCCATGTCCGAGACCTTATGCAGTTTCTACCTGCTGACAAAAGATCACAGTTCAATTTGTTCTTGCAAAAGACAATAACTGTGGTGAATCAATTAGATGAATTGTGCCTTTTACTCCCGGAGAGTAATGTTCGTGATACGAGTGTGGAGAATATCCGCATCGCACAAAAATCTATAGTAGATAATTGCGTTAGCTTGATGCTAGCCGATGAGACCATCCTAGCACGTGTTAATCTTACGTATAAATTGTTAAGCTTAATAAAGAAAGAATGAATATATTCAAATGGTACTTTTTTCCATAGATAAAATAATTCCGAATTTGTTTTGCTGTCACAGATGTTACAGTACGATAACAGTTGACCGCCCTATCCGAGGGGTTAAACTCGGCGCTCACAATACCCACATATTTGTGAGTGCTACTAATGTGGACGTTATTACTTACAACATAATACAAGAAATAGATACAACAAGAACAATTTCTCTACCGAAGCAAGTAGTACGTAGAGAGCTAATTGAGGGAGCTAATAACCCACAGGCTATAAGATCAGGCCGATCTAATAGTGCTACGCAGGCCATTTTTGCCGATGTCGTTAATTTTGATTCCAATATGTCGAAACAAACTAATGATGAGAAGGTCCACCAAGTTGGACAACAAGGAGCGGAAGATCCACGTATTTTGGGATCAAAGCCAACCTTAGATGAAGATTTCGAGTGTGATTACAGTGTGAAAGATAATAATTTTTCTGTGTTTGAGAAGAGTGATTTTATGTTTGATTTTGATACTGTTGTTGATAAGTTAGAAGAAGATAAGAAAAAGAAAATTGTAGAAAATAAAAAATTATTAGCGGACAAACGGTTCGTTGCCGGTCGTCCGAAGATAGCAGCCCATTTGGCTAATGAGGCAGCCAAGCTTGAAGAGGAGCAAAAAGTTTTGCAGGATAAGATTCGCAGACGATCTTCCTTCCTTGCCGTTGCAGTTGAGAAAGGACAGCAGATGAAAAGAGATGCAGATGATATGGCTATCGGCTTGAAGAAGACTCAAGTTGTTATAGCTCCATCTAATCTGGCGACAAATCCTAGATTTCCTAGAGTGGCAAATCCACATGTAGTTCAGGCTGAGTTGGCAAAAGGTAAGCCATTTGTTCATAGTTGGAATTACAAAGAGGATGTTGCCCCAAAGTTAACTCTGGGTCACTTTCTGGGTGCTAGAGTGGGGGATGGACCTAAGGCTATTTTGATATTACAGTCTATTTATGGACCTGTAAATGACCAGGAAACCTTGAACGCTCTGTTAGCTAGAGTGCGTGACAAGGTTATGCAATCCCACTTAACTGAGCTTTATCAACGTTTTGACAGAAGCGTTGATAGTGATGAGAAGAAGAATATTTCCTTGAAATTTTATGAATTGTCGAAAAGAATTCCCCGTGAAAAGAGCGGCTCCCTGAGGTCTAACCCACCTTTACCCCCTAGACCCGTGCTTCAAAAGAAGATAATCCCTGCAATTTTGCTAGCAGCCAACCCCTCGCTTGCGAATGCCGATAGAGGATTGTTTATCGAGAGGGATTTTCCTCCGCTCAGAGTGGAGAAATTGCAAGGTGGGGTGCAGAGCAAACCTGCGGAGCAGCAAAGTCCACCTACTGTTTCAGTCCCAATTTCCACCCCTTTGGGTGTGTCAAAAGTTGAGATTGATCGTAGTGCTCTATTGAAGTTGTTGCCCACACTCACTGAATTGTTGGGTGATCCAACGAAGGTTCCTGAGCCTTTGAAGATCTTAGTCCACTTGCTCACAATGCTAGTGTCCTTCCGCGAGTGTTCGAGCGCCGTTAATGTGTGTGCGCAGCTTTTCAATTTTTCTTTTCAACACATTTTACCTCACTCTAAAGAACTCGGGAATTTCTTGGTTAGTCAAACAAAGCATTTGGAGTCTCACAGGGTGGAATCCCATGAGAAGATGACCAGTCGTCAAGTGTGGGAGTTCTTCCTATTTGATTGGCGTTTGGACAGGCACGTGTTACCAGTATTTTTTGCGGGCTCTTATGCTGCGAGAGCTGCTTCTTACATTGTTATTCTGCTTGCTCAAGATCATGGTTTTCATAAAGCCAATCGCTTGGCAAATGATTTCTTTGAGGATTTAGAGATATGTCTTGTAAGAAAACGAACTCCCTATTTTACCCGCCATTTCCCAGTTCCTCATGGGTTACTGGATAGGTATCTTGCACCATGCCCAAGAAAGTTTGATTGGGCTATGGAATTTGTTAAGAGGCGTTTGGCAGAAGCTACAATGTGGAATGGTTATCGCTATGACCTACAGAAGGCGCAAGATGCTGACACATTTTGCAGTTTGCAAGGCAAGGAAGACGGAGTTTTGGAGGAAGAGGACGATCCTGCAATGTCTGTTGCTGAGTTTAAGAAAAGTTATGGCGATATGGCACGCGAAGCAAAAGTAAGAGTTGATGAAAACTTTGCGTCTGTTTTTGATAAGACTAAAAGTTTTGCACATACTACTTTTAAAGATATCTCAGACTTTAATGTGGCAGATAAGCTCATGGAGCCCGTTGGACGTGTACAGCAGAGTGAACTAGGCCGAAGGTTTATCGACATAATGTCCCTCTTTTCTGTGTCCACGGTTCTCGCCACTTCTGGAGTTCTTGGCAAACCAAAAGATGCTCTGTCTGCAAAAAGGAAGATTGAGGGGTGTCTTGGGAAAGATTACAAATTGGACACAGTCATTGTCTATTTGTTTCGGTTCCTTAGTACAGCTTTTGAGAGAGTTAAGAGCGCTATTGAGAAGAAAGATTTGAACGAATTGTTCATCGAGAGACGTACGCCTGAGCAGGTCAAGAAGTTGGTTGAAGTACTGTGTGATGACACATCAGTGAGAATTTCTCATGGTAAAAGTGACCAGGAGTTTCGTAAACGGTTGGCACTTGGAGATTACCCACCAGATATTTTTGTGCAAATGTCCGACGAACAGCGTGGTGATCGTCTTGACAATCTTCTCCCCGATCTTGAGAATTTTCGTAAGATTGCAACTTCTATGAAGGACATAACTATGGCCAACATCTTCAATAGACTTTACGAGAAAGCTTTAGGGGAGGTGATGAAGATCAAAAACAAGTCGAACAATGGACAGTACCGTATACAACCATGGGGTGTTTTCATTGAGGGACCCGCTGGTTCTGGAAAGACGATGTTCACCCGAACATTATTCCAGGCGGCAGGCGCTAAGAGGGGCTTGCCCATTAATGATGATTCATGTTGCGAAGTTATGGAGGGCAATAATTTTTGGGATGGTGCTAGCTCAGGGCAATGGGCGGCTCGGATTGACGATGCCGATAAGAGTGTAGGTTCACTGGCTCATGGCTCACCTACCCATGTTACGATGGTTATGGACACAATTAATACGAAACCCACTCAGTTGGAACAAGCGGCGGTCGAGGATAAGGGTAAAGTTTATGCCAATTTTTTGATGGTTACCTATTCTACCAATTTTGCCGATGGGAGATTAGAGGGGTTCACCCTGCAGCCTCTCGCTTTCTGGAGAAGGTTTCGTTTTTATCTGTCTTGGGTAGTGAAAGAACAATATAGAGACTCTTTGGGAAAGCTGGACGAAAACAAGCTCGATGGTACTAATGACTATTGGATTGTAACCCTCAAGTGTTATGATTCTGAGTCTTGGACCAAGACCCAACCCTACCAAACGCAACCTTTTAAAGAGAAGTGCACTTTCACTCATATAGCTCGGCTTGTGAAATTTTTGGTCGAAGATTTCGACAAGTATGTCGATAGGCAACTGAAATTGCTTGTGCCTGTTCCTGAGGATTTGAGGTGCCCTAATTGTTACACATTCCATGTTGATTCAGAATGCACTTGTGTGGATTGGAAGCTTGAGGGGCGTGATTTGTTGCGGACGTGGGCTTGGTGGACAGTAGCTGGCACTACTCTGGCTTTGAAGAGTGCGAGTATGGTGAATGAAGATGAGAGTGTTGTGGAGGAAGTTTGTAGAAAAGTTGAAACTAGGTTGAAGTACGATTTCTATGACCATTGGGCATTTCAAAGGCTCTTGTTGATAGGGGAGGTGGCTGCAAGTGCCTTTGTAGTTTTGAAGGTAGTGCAGGTAACAGTTGACTTCTTTGTCACCACACAAAGTACCCAGGGTTTTGACAATGATCAAACTTCGAACAAGGCTTTTGAGTTTGCAAAAACTACTAATTGGGATCGAGTTCCAATATCCCAGATGCCTTTGTCTATTAGTCCTATTAGCCCAACCGTCTCACTCGCCCAAGCTGCACAGCTCATGCGCAAGCGAGTAGTTGAAGTTCGATGTGGAACTAGTTCTATGCACGGAATCATCATTGACAAGAACTATCTGTTGACTCTGAGGCACCTCTTTGCAGGTAAGAAAGAGGACACGCGGGCTTTTTTGCCCCCAAATGCTGCTTACACTATTACTTTTGAGGGAGGTTCTGTGGTAGCTAGTCGGGCAGTTTTTGTTCCAAATGATGCAGTAAAGACAACGGCGGTTTGTATACCGGCACGTGATGCAGTTTTGTTGTATGTGCAGGAGATGCCTCCTACTTATTCTTCAGTTGTGGATCTCTTTCCCGTGTCAAATATCACTTTTGCTGTGTCAGTTCTCGATGAGATGGTGATTTCACACAGGGATGAGTGCCCAAAACCAGCTAGAATTCTCAAGAGCACCAATAATCCGGGGACGGTCATAAGTAACTCAGTGGTTGAGGGAGTGTACTCGTCAGAGGACGGTGATTGTGGATACCCATTGATAGGAAGAGCTGGAAAATTCGTCTCTGTTTTGGGTATGCACGTTGGACGAATGGCATACCTAGGTTCGAAAGAAATGGCGCGGGGTGAGCTGATTACAAGCTTGGAATTGAAGAGTGCTATGGATTCCTTGCTGCATTATCCTTCACTCAACAAGAGGGCTGTTTTTGATTTGGTTCAAGCTCGCCGGATTGATGGACCTGAGCCAAGTCTGGCTCCACTTCCTCGTAAGTCCTCTGTGTGGGTGGCTGCCGCAACAGCAACTGTTCCCATACTATCACCTGGAACTCTTGAACCAAAATTGGTGACTAACAAAATGAAATCGAAGGTTGTTGATACTCTCTTTCGACCATTGTTTACCGATTTTGAACTGCAATGGACGGGAAAAGTAGGATATTACGGCGCACCAAATTTTGAAGGGAGGATGGAAGACGGTAAATGGCGCGATCCGTATGTTTTGAACCTGGAAAAACATCGTTGTGGATACATGCAAGAGGACATATTGGCACGGAGTGTCGATGACTTCACAGAAGGTATGGATAAGCTACCCGGTAGAGATCAGATCAGACCTTTGGCTCGTGGTGAAGCCATCCGTGGTATCGCGGGCACATATTGTAACCCCCTGAAGCTGAATACTTCAGCTGGTCCGCCCTTCATGTCCCAGAAGAAGAATTTTGTTGCGTTTGACGATTCCTCTGGAGAAGTGCTTTTGCATCCGCGTGTTACGGAAGAGATCAATCGTATTGAGGCCTGCTTGCGTCGTGATGAAATACCTATGCCCTTAGCCATCAATTGTCTTAAAGATGAGCCAGTTCGAGAAGGGAAGAATAGAGTGTACTCGGGTTTCGGTATGGCCTACCTGGTGCACTGTAAGATGAAGATTGGTCCTCTTATTGCCTTTGTTCGTGCTAATCGAGAGTTTTTTGAGACAGCTCTTGGTATCAATATGACTAACGTAGATGAGGTGACAGAATTGGTAAATTTTTTGGATGTTTGGGACAATGTGGATGATGGTGATTTTGAAAGCTATGACGTTACCCAGTGTTTTGATCTTAGAGCTAAAGGCGAAGTTGAGGTGTGGCGTCGCATGGCTGCATGTTGCCCAAGTTACTCGCAAGATGATGTCAATGACGTTGTTCTTCTTGTGTTGGCGTCTATATACACTATGCGGTGTACTAAGAACGACTTGTACATGCTCACCTTCACGGGCCCGTCAGGTTGGTTGGGTACTCTTGTTGCTAATGGTTTTGATAACTCACTCCTTGAGAGATATGTGTATTTTTACCGTTTGTTGAGAGAACTTATGATTGATGGAGTCCCGTATCGCACATATCATAGAGCCATGACGTTTGGTGACGACATAGCAAAAGGTAAGCACCCGGAGTTGATGAAGTTAGTGTCTGGTGAGGACCAACGGAGAATCCTGGCTTTCATTGGCATGACATTTACACCAGCGTCGAAAGAGGGAAAATTCGTCGCAAAGAAGATAACGGATGTCTCTTTTTTGAAGAGACGTTTTAGAAGAGATCATGGGATGTGGATGGCGCCCCTTGAAAAGAAGAGTTTGGCTAAGATGCTCACTTGCCGCACTCTTGGAACTCTCTCTGACATAGATCATCACGCCGTGATTATGACTAATATTTTGAGAGAAAGCTTCTTGCATGGTGAAGAGTTTTTTACTATGATGGAGAAGAGAATCTGTAGTACAGTAGAAGAGTTTGGTCTCGACGAGTCCACTTTCTGGAAACATGATTCATACGAGCTCCTTTTGGAGCAATACAGAGCACGAGATTTCAAAGCGTGGGAAATCAATTTGGTGGGGGACACTGAGGAAGAGTCAGTTGTTCTCGAGTCGAGATTACAAAGTAAAATGAGTGGCACAACAGATAATGTTAATCAACCCCATGTGGTTGAGCTGGATTCAGTGTTGGAGCATGATGTGGGCGCACATGTTCGTATGGGAGAAGTTGACAAAGTTGGAGTTTCGTCTTTTTTGAAAGACAATGATACAGTTCCGACTGATAAAAGTTTGACGGATTTTTTGACACGTGATGTGTTGATTTTGGCGGGTGTGATATCAGGGAGCGACGTGATTTATTCGGATATTTTGTCATCAATGTATCCACATCTGCAATACTTTTCGAATAGTCAAGTGGCGGCAAAAACCGCTGGTTTCGCCTATTTTCGTGGTGATTTGATTGTGACTTTGGTCGTTGACTGTCCTTCCAACGCCTATGGATTGTACAACCTTGCGGCCATACCGAATGGTTATGATTTGGAAACCTCTTCTGTGCAAGTTCTCACCGATGTCAATCCGTGGCAGTCTACCCAGGATCTACATTGCTTTTTTAACGCTTCCTTGAGTAATACAATTGAGCTTACTCTTCCTTACGTGAACAATCAGGATTTTATTGCTTTGCCATTGGGTTCGGGGCCCACACGACAGAACTGGATTCTTAACCTCTGGGCTCTTAGTCCTATCCGCAATGCGACTGGTGCTGATGTCATTTCGTGTCCTTTTCGTCTTTTTGCACGACTTGCCCCTGGGTATGTTCTTGCTAATCCAACTCTTCAGAGTAAGACTGCAATGCCCAGTAGACACGATAAAAAAGTATCTTCTGGTCTCACCACTGCGGCAAAGATTTCTGGTGCAATGTCCGCTCTGCCCGTCATCGGAGAGTTCGCTATGCCTATTGCTGCCGGCCTCTCGACGATGGCTTCTATTGCTGACATGCTCGGTTTCACACGTACGCAGAAGACGGAGGATCCTATGCCAGTCACTCTTAAGACTAGTACTGCTCTTACTACTGTCTCGGGCAATGATGTCTCCGACACTGTTGGTCTTTTTCCGGGTGCAGCTCTCTCAATTGACCCCACTATCGCGGGTGGTGATAGTGTTGATCAATGTGCTTTTGCGTCTCTTTTCTCTCGCTGGACACTGACTGATGTCGTCACTTGGTCTTCCACTCAAGCTTACCAGACAATTTTGCTGCAGATTCCCGTCACACCCTGTTACTCAGCAAACACGCTCGGAGTTTTCTACCCTACTCCAGCAGGATATGTCGGCTTGCCGTTTCAGCTTTGGCGTGGTTCTATGGAATACTTGATCTATGTACCGCTTTCATCATTTCATCGCGGTGCGTTGCAAGTTGCTTGGAGTGAGACCAAGCCGACGACATACTCAGCCCACGATCCCACCCATCAACTTTTCAATGTGACGTTCGACGTCACAGCAACAGACAGATTCGCTACTTCTATTGGATATGCCGTTCGACCTTTGAGCTTGAATACATCCTTTTGCTCCCAACTCAATCCGCCACTCGGCACGGCGGTTAACGGATGGTT